AAGAACGATTTGGTGGCAACGAAAAACTTCTTGGTTTCAGGATGTATACCAGTAATGATAGCAGGAGCCCCGTCCCACTTGGTGGATACATTCAGAGAAGCGGTTTGCTTTCCGCCTGCGGAAATACCACTAACCACATCTTTCAGAATTTTGATGGAGGTCTGTAAGCCAGCCCAACCATTTTCGAACATGCCGTCTTCAAGATGGCTAATATGTCCGTTGGATTCTTTTATAAAATTAGGGGTTGCGTGTGTGGAAAATGATAGCATACCCCATATTTATACTATTCCTCAATCCACCTAGACCAAGTTTTCGGGCCCAAATGGTCAATAATTGTCATTACAATCATCTTCCTGTTAGGCACAATTGGAGGCTTGGCTAGCGGCATCTTGGCTTCCTGCGGGGTTCGATTAGCCTTCTTATAGTTACATTTACGACAAGAAGCCACAAGATTCTTCCATTCAAACTTACCACCACGGCTTACCGGCATAACATGGTCTACGGTTCCGTTTGCAGCATTCAACGAGCATCCACAATACTGACATTCATACTTGTCACGACGGAATACCCCCTTACGGGTGGCTCCCTTGACCCGATAAGGCAAGTTAACATACTGCACCAACACGATAGCGGTTGGGAGTTCGTAGTGTCCTCGGGGAGTAGGAATGCGATAGTAGTCTTCGTGACCATAGGGCTTCTCGGCTCTACCTGAACACAGCAGGTTAACCGCTCGCTTCCAATCAATCACATTTAAGACTTCCTCGCTAGCGTTGAGGAGGAGAACCTTCAAGGAGTTAACCCTTCAGCAGTTGCGGATTGGTGTCCTGTTCCATTTCCTGATTGAACAAGTTTATTTCTTCTTGCTCATCACGAATGATAGCATACACTTCTGCTTTAAAACAAATTGCCAATGCTTGATCGTTTTCTGACATCAAAGTGATGTAACCACCAGCAATAACTCTATCTCCCTTTTGAATGGGAAACGCTTCTGGCTGTCGAGCAAAAGAGAAATTTCTGCCATCGCCGCCAACAGGCTGAGGAGCAAATGCGGTTTGCCCAACAGAATAAACAATTCCTTCAAACGCCTCACCAGGCTTAACTTTGGAACGATCAACTTTAATAATCACATACTCAGTATTTGGAATAAGCATTTTGTTTCTCCTTGTTGTTAGTATCTAGTAGGAGTGCCAGGATTCGAACCTGTTCCAATCGGGTATAAACCAATCTGGGCCAACCAAAGACCCCCCACTCCCATTAAACAAAAGCCACGCGAGACTTTTTGTTTGCTACATGTCCTGATTCCGTCTTGATAAGGTAGTTACTTTTCTGTCTGTCCTCATCATTACCTAATCGGTAGTTCACTTCTGTGATTCCCTTGTCGCGTAAAGTCGGTGTGATGTTACTTGCCAACTGGGCAACAATAGTTTCCGACAAGGCTGCTGCGGTAGCCTCATCAGTGTTCAGGGGAATATCAATGTGAAGTCGGAACATGGATGTATTATATCTTGTGATTTGATTTAGTCAAGACCAATCAGCAAAATCTCTCTTTTTAAACTTCTCGCCCATGCGTTCACGGAAAGTTTTAAATTCTCCTGTGTCTTCCTCGTCCGTATCCTTGGATTCGGTAATATTAATAATTCCCCGTTGAGCCGATTCATCCAAATCAAACAGTTTCATTTTGCTACGATCAATGCCTATAACGAAACGCCGATTCGTTGCAGGGTCGGCATAGCGGTTCTTCAACTGCTTCACCATAATCTGACCAAGACCTTGAAGTTCTTCAGTGGACACCAAAGCAAACATAAAGTCTGCGGTTTGTGGTAGACCGAACGATTCACTAGTATCTGTCAACTCAACATCCGTGCTAGAGAAGCCAGAACGATTAGTTTGAGTTGCCGTAAAGATGGGAACACCAGTCTCCACCGCAAGACCGCGCAGTTCCTCTGCAATAGCCTTGATGAATGTATATGAGTTTACTGTAGCACTCTGTTTCATACGAGAAGATGCACAAATGTTTAAGTAGTCGATAAAAATAATTTCAGGAACAAAGTTCTTCTTCAAACGCAGTTCATCCAACAGATGCTTGAAGTGCATTACTGAAGCACTCGCTGTCGGATACTCTTTGATAATCAGTTTCCCCGTAGTCTGTTCCATAATACGCTTCATTTTGCGGTCGTAGATATCCTTGGGCAAAGCCTTCAGGTCATCCAAACTAGTATCCATCAGATTGGCATCAATGCGCTCAGCAATACGCTCTTCCGCCATTTCGCAAGTTATATACAGCACATTCTTACCTTGCATCAGACAATTTGCAGCATGGTGACAGAGGAACAAAGACTTACCCACGCCCGTGCCCGCGAGACACACATTCAGAGTTTTGTATGGTGTTCCGTTGTTGGTAATCTTATTCATCAAGTCAAGGTCAAACGGAATACGCTTCTCTACGGTGTGATAGAAGTCGTATCGCTTGTCCGCGTCACCAATAAAATCGTGACCGATATGAGAATCAAAACTAACTGCAAGAGCAGTAGAAAGAATGCTTGGAATAGCAGTTTTAGTTTTGTCTTTGGACTTTCCATCAATAATCTGAATGGATTCCATGATACCATTATAGAGTGCCTTTTCCTTGCAGAAGTTTTCCGTGTTATCTAGCAACCATTGTGTATCGGGAGCATCATGCGTCTTAAAACTCTTGATGATTTCTCGAATAGATTTGAACTCGGTTTCGCTTAAATCATCGCGCTTTCCCAAGTCGATAAGTAGACTTTCAACACTTGGCTTGGCGTTGTATTGAGTGTAAAACTCACTTACGCAGTCGTAGATAACCCGCTCGTCACGCTCATTGAAATACTCAGGCTTCAAGAACGGTAGAACTTTTCTACCATACTCCTCATCATGGAGCAGAGACCTAAGAATTAAAATTTCTGTTCTGTCAGCAGACATCAGGTGGACTCTTGAACAGTCAGTATACCCCAAATCTCCGAAAAGTCAAGCAAACTTTTTCTGACAATCGTAGATAAAATCCGAGCAAACTGCCCCAAAACCAGTTTTGTTGTAAGCGGCTACAGATTCTTTAGAAAGAAGAGGAATGATACATTCGGAATTCATATCATTTGTTAAATCGTGTGACCAAATCCAACCATTACTTACGAGAGTATATCTGTCAGACTCGTGGCAAAAATGTCTAAGAACTCGCATTAAAGGACTTTCATAAATCCATTTTAAAGCAGCGTATTCTTTAACATGAATCCAAAGATATTCACGGCGTTGCCAAAGCCACTCCTCAGTCACAGGATACTGAGCGTAATCGTGGCCTAGATGGGGTTGTTCGTTTTTCATACGCAGATCTATCTCTACATCATAGCCTGCATCAATGGCTTCTTGAATGTAATCCAATGAGTTTTCACGCTCGGGAATAACTCCGTCAAGATTGCCTCGGTGTGAAATGTAAATCACGATAATTCCTCGATTCTAATACTACGGTCTTCAATAAACATGTCGTAATACGGTTTGTCGCAGCGCAGATCATGGTGCTTTGCGCCCCAATCCTCTAACTGTTGCTTGGTTAGATCATACCAATCTATTCCACTTCGACTACCTCTAGCCGTCCAATAAATGATAGTGTTACCTTTATCATATAATCTATTGATCTTTTCTATGTTTTCAGGAATAGGCTTTGCCTTCTTATACTCCCGAGGATGGTCAGGAGTAATGCAAATCGTTTCATCAATGTCAACAAATATGATTTTAGTCATTGTGATACGAGTCCCAATACAGATAGCAGTTAATCAGATCATCTACAGACTTTACCTGCTTTCCTCTGGTTATAGTTGCCCAAGCCTCAAAGTTTTCAACTTCTTCAGGAGTTCCAAATACGGTTACGAATGGGGTATCGTAGTAACCAACCTTTAAACCATCTTGAATCAGCAGATTGTATACCAAAGTAACATAGAATTCTCCATTATACTGAACTCCCCTCTCCATAGCAAGATCAAAATATTTCTTGATGTCTGCACCACACCTAAAGTAATACATGCCAGTAGAAGCATGTTCATTCATCGGATTGTCGGTATAACAAGCCTTTTCTTTAATCTCAGTAATGTATGGAGTTCCTGGCACATCTTTAACAAACGCCATCTTTGTTTGAGCCAAGGTATGTGGATGAAATCCTGTGTGCGTTAAAACGCAACCGTCCATATTGTATTGTTTAACATACTCCTTAAAATGTTCCATGTCCCAAATGTGAGGATTGTCGCAGTAAGAAACAATTACTTCTTCGTCATCTTTGATATGTTCGTATACTGCTTTAACCGTCCACACAGGGCCCAACTTATGCTGAGGCATGGATACAATTGTAGCGTTCGGCTTTAGAGATAGAAGCACATCTCGCATATCAGTTGTTGCTAGATGAGTATCATTACAGATGAATACAATTTCATCGTTTGGATCAAACATTTCTAGAATGTATTCGATGATGCGCTTTCCGTTCACACGAATAAGCGGCTTAGGATCTGTGTATCCCTTTTCAACAAACCGGTTTCCTGTTCCTGCCATCGGCACAATAATTTTCATACTAAAGCCTTTCTATATTTCTCTGAAGGCATATTGTTCAGAGATTCAATTTCATCTGCATTTAAAAATTTAGGAGTTAAACATGCTCCTGTCATCAGACCTAGTATGTAGTTGTTGATTGACTGCATTTCGTTTGGAAATACGGCAGCATCAGGAAAAAGTGGAGAGTTTGCTGTTTCATTTTCTTCTGTATCAACAAACGATTCAACATGATTACTTAACCACCTTTTACATCTACTGTTAATTCGCTCCGTAGTTTCAAACGCTTCTTGTGCATCCTTAGCCGTAACAATAAGTCCATGATTTTCAAGAAAAAACACACTCTTATCTGTGGAAATTTTAGACATCAAACAAGAGCCAGGCTTAACATATTCCACATACTCGTATGTCATATCAGAAAATAAATTAGCAATCAAGGACTTGCCTTCTTTGCTGCATAAAATTGCATTCAAGTGAATTGGGTGTGTATGAATCACCACTCGGTCTGCTAGCAAAGCATGAAATCCAGTTTCCATAGATGGTCTATACTCGCCTGTTTTGTTTGAACTTCGAACCCAATCGGTGTACTCGTCTTCGGTTTGAAATTCATTTGGTATAGATTTATTAAAGTTGCACA